GTTTATACGTGTTGACAACTGCAAATGATCAGTTAGGTCCTAATAATACTTCTCCTGTTTCACAATCAGCTTGGGTGTATAACCAATCTGGTTCACAAACATTACCTAATAATTCACAAGCTAAAGTAGAATTTGATGCTACGGTAATTGATAATGCTAATAACTTTAATTTAGCAACTGAACGTTATACCGCAGATACAAATGGTAACTACCAGTATCAAGTAAACATTGCTTATCAAATTAATAACTGGGCAACTTATTCAAGTGGAGATACAGTATTAGTATTGTTAAGAAAAAATGGTGGTTCAATTATTAATAGCCAATTATACACCTCACCATCTGAATTTGGTTCAGGATTTCTACAGGGTGGAGTAACATTAGCCCCAAGTGATTACTTAGAGGTTGAAATTAGATATACCTCTACTAATGCTGCTCGTTCGTTAACAATTCGTAATGAGGTAGGTCAACCATCTTATTTACCAGCAGGTAACTTGACTTATTTCCAAGTTAAAGGTCCAGCATCATTGATTGGTGGTAATGTAGACATGGATGGTCAATTCCCAGACGATCTTAAGGCATTAGATTTCCTACAAGGTTTAATTGAAAAATTTAACTTAGTAGTTGAACCAGTATCTGATAGTAGAAATTTACTTAAAATAGAACCATACCAAACCTGGATTGATCAGGGTGTAAGTAAGGACTGGACTGATAAAGTAGATAGGGCTACTAAATTTGAGATTTCACACCCCATTCTAGAACAACCTCGTACTATTATTTTCAGTGATGAGGAAGATGAGGATATTCTAAACAAATACACTCGCGATAATAAGGGTGTAACATATGGTTCTTACACATTTACCTCAGATTCAGATTTAGCTGAGGGTGAAAGAAAAATTGGTAAAGTATTTGCTGCTACTCCTGTTACAGGTATTCCAAACGGTAGAGCATTTGTTGTACCTCACCTTTGTACAGTAACAGAAAACAGAGAGTTTAGACCAATGAAGTTTAAACTACGTTTGTTGTACAACAATGGTGTACAAGATGTACCTGATACTGCTTTAGGTATTTTAAATGGTGCAATAAACAGAGGTACTATCTTTATTAGAGACGAAAACAGTACAGTACAATCTACTACTGTATGGAATCAAATGTCAACACTGACATCTGTACCTGTTGATTTTAACACAGGACAAGATTTACACTTTAATAACGATCTGTACTCACCATACTTCCAGTCTACAGCAAATGGTAAGACTAAAGCAGATGCATTTAGAACTTACTGGGCAACATACATCAATAGTTTATATGATTTTGATGCGCGTAAGTTAACGTGTAATGTTTACTTAAAACCTACAGAAATACAGAATATCGCCCTTAATGATAAACTGTTTATAGACGGGGCTTACTACCGAATTAACCGCATTAACGGTGCTAACCTAACTCGTAGAGATACAGTTGAGGTAGAATTAATTAAAATATTACAAGCTCAATTTAAATTCCCTAAGCGTAGAATATTCCAAGCTCCTGGTGATTTTATTTCTGTAGTAACAGATTACAGCCAATTATCTATAGCTGGTACTGGTCGTTACATCAATGTTGATACTGGGGATACAATTGATGATTTTACCCAATTAAAACAAGTAGCAGCTAAAGATGGATTTGAATTGTACAATAATGCAGGTACAGGTTCAGTTGTTTGGGATTATCAAGTCCCAGTAGATAACACAAATTTATTTGATCAACAGATTTTAGGTACAAACAAAGTAGCTGTAGGTGCCTCTAAAGTAACCACTATTGGTAATGCTAACGAGGTAAAACAAGGTAGTGAAACATCATTTATAATTGGTTCAAATAACTTTATTGGTGAAAACACCACTAACGTAACAACATTAGGAGCTAATCACTCAGTAGAGAATTTAACTACAAATGCTCAAATCTTAGGTGGTGTTGGTTCATCTATCTCTAGCTCAAACAATACTACTATAATTGGAGGAACCGGTTCTTACACGCAGAATACTGATTTCTCTACCATAATCAATGGCTATAGCGCCGGATTAAGAGACAGCGATGTAACCACGTTAATTACACCACATGAAAATGAGGTAGTAATCAATGGTAGTGGCCATACAGTAATTGGTCTTAATTTAGAAGGTGCTGGTTTAGATTTACTTAATACTAGAAATAATTCAAACTGGTTAGGTGACACTTATTTAGGTGAATCCCTATTCTTAGAATCTAGTTCACTTAATTTAGGTGATGGTACCTCAGTTGATTTATCAAATACCCAATACAAACATACTTCACTTTATTTATTAAACTGGAATGGTTTATCACCAGGTACTGCTTCAATTACTTTACCTAGCTACACAAATAGTGATTATAAAAAATCAATATACACATTTAAAGCAAATGGTACTTTTGACGGTACTACGCTTTTAGAGATTAGTGGTTTTAGTGGTCAGACAATTGAAGGAGCTACTAAATATTCACTTTCTGGCTCATATGATTTTGTTACCTTATACGGTAACCAAGGAAACTGGTTAGTACTTAATTCATCAGCTGGTGCAGGTGGAGGTACTGGTCCTTCTGGTAGTAATACTATTAATGTACAATACACAGGTAGTTTAGTAAACGTAGCAGATACTATTAACTTTACAGGTTCAGGAGTAACAGTAACATCTACTAATGGTACAGCTATTGTAAATGTTACAGGAGGTACTTCAGTAAGTGCTTCATTTGCTACATCAGCATCATTTGCTCAAACAGCATCTTGTGCTAATAATGTAAAAACTGCAAATTACGATCAACCTGATCCAGGAAGATATTTTTATACAAATGTATTATCTACAAGTAGTGTTTGCCAAACTATCAATACATTAGATGAGTTTGGTTTATATTATGATGCTAGTACAAATAGAAACGTATCACCAGTAGATTTACAAGGTAATCTAATTGGTACCGCTTCGTTTGCTACATCCGCTTCCTTTGCTACATCCACTTCCTTTGCTACGTCTGCATCATTTGCTACGTCAGCTTCATTTGCTACGTCTGCATCGTATGCACTAACTGCATCATATGCTGATTTTGCCCAACAATCACTAAGTGCTTCATTTGCAAATAGTGCTTCACAAGCAGTAAGTGCTTCGTTTGCATCTACAGCTTCATATGTTTTAAACGCTGTAAGTGCTTCTTTTGCACCTAATATTTACAATTCAGATGGTACTATATCATCAAATAGAACTGCTACTATTCCTGCAAGTACTTTTTTAAAATTTAGGGGTAATGGGGCTGGTTCAGTTTTCCAAGTAGACTTAGCAAGTGGTGCTAGTGCTGTAATTACAGGGTTACCTACGGGTATTTCAAGTTCAGTAGTATCTATAGATCCAATTACTGGACAATTAATAGCTATGGCTACTAGCTCTATCCAGAATGTAGCTAGTGCTTCGTATGCTTTAAGTTCATCTTACGCACTTTCATCTTCATATGCTCTTACTGCTACTAGTGCATCCCACGCTTTAAACGCTGATAACTCAATAAGTGCTTCTTATGCTGCTACTGCCACTAGTGCCTCACAAGCTATTAGTGCTTCATCTGCACCTAACATCTATAATAGTGATGGTGCTTTAACAGGAACTAGAACAGTTGATTTAAATGGTGAAAATTTAACATTCTTAGCTGATGGTGGTGAATCATTTATTATTGCAAGTAACCCAGGATCAGATGTATCAATTACAGATTTAGCATCTGGTACTACCTCAAATATAATATACTACAATACATCTTCAGGTCAATTAACTTATGGTATTTCTCCTACTAGTAGTATTGCAGTGTCAACCTCTGCTTCTTATTTATCTGCTTATAATACTGCTAGTTTTTATCCTAGTGCGGGTGTTACATCATCATTCCAATTACCAGAAATAGATTTTCAAAATAATATTTCAGTTGTAAGTGGATCTCGTATTACAATGACTAATACTGGAATTTATGATATTCAGTTTAGTGCTCAAGTAACTAAAGATCCTTCAACTAACGTTAATGTTTACATTTGGTTATCTAAAAATGGTGTAGATATACCTTGGACAAATACCGAATATGCTTTAGCAGGTGGTTCAAATGAAGAATTTGTAGTAGCTTGGAACTGGTATGCAAGCGCATCAGCAGGTGATTATTATGAAATTAAGTACTCTGCTGATAATGATAATGCTATTTTCTTAGCTAAAACTGGGGTAACAGGACCAGATATCCCTTCATTAATTGTAACAGTAGGTTCAGTTGGGGGTGGTAATACAACTATTTCTGGTTCTGGTGGTACAGGAGCAGGATTCCCATTCACAGGTTCAGCTGAAATTAGTGGTTCATTAAGAGTAATAGGTAGTTACTCAGGTAATGTCGTTAACGTAACTACTACTAATAGTAGTGCTTCTTTAGATTTAGCAGCAGGTAATGCATTTGCACTTACTTTGATTACAGGTTCAACTTATGTTTCTGCTTCGAATATTAATCCTAACCAAAAGATTAGTTTATTAGTTTCTTCAAGTGTAAATAGTGCTAATATAAACTTTGACCAAAATCAGTTTTATTTCCCTGGTTCTCAAAACCCATATATTACAACAATAGCATCTGGAAGTAGAGATATTTTAACATTTGAAACTTATACATTTAATCCTAATGTAGTAGTTAATACTTCTATTACTAAAGATTTACAACCAGCTAATCAATTTGGTTTTATTAGTGCAAGTGGTGGTACTATTGAAACTTCAGGTAGCTACAAAATTCACACATTTACTACCTCAGGAACATTTACTGTAACACAACCAGGATTTTTAAATGAATTCTTAATTGTAGCTGGTGGTGGTGGAGGAGGTTCTGCTCACGGTGGTGGAGGTGGAGGTGGTGGCCTTATTTACGATAATTCATCACCATTCTTAAACAATGGAAGTTATACAGTAACTGTAGGTGCTGGTGGTACTGGAGGTGCTCCTGCTTACAGTCGAGGTGTAAATGGTAACCTTTCTTCATTCAATAGTAATACTGCTGATGGTGGTGGAGGTGGAGGTGCTTATGGTAATGCGGGTACTGTTTCTACTGGTAATAATGGTGGCTCTGGTGGTGGAGGTGGTGGTGAATCACCTGGTACTGGAGGTACAGCTACTGCAGGACAAGGGAATGATGGTGGTAATGCTGTTGGTTCTCCTGGTCAAGGTGGAGGTGGCGGTGGAGCTGGAGTTGCTGGTGAATCTGCTGACTCAGGATCTTATGCACCAGGAGGAGGTGATGGTTTAGCTTACAACTTTACTGGTTCTTCAGTATATTACGCTGGAGGTGGAGGTGGTGGAGCTTACACCGTAACTTTCGGTGGTGAAGGAGGCCTTGGAGGAGGCGGAAATGGTGGTAATGCCGGAAACAATCCTGGTCAAAACGCAACTATCAACACAGGTGGTGGTGGTGGAGGTGGCTCTGATTACACCCCAGGTGGTGGTAATGGTGGTTCAGGTATAGTAATAATTAAATATCAATTCCAAGCATAATGGCACATTGGGCAAAATTAGATAATAATAGAGTAGTTACTCAAGTAATTGTAGCCGATGAAGATTTTATTTTATCAGGTGCTGTAGGATTACCTCAAAACTGGATACAAACATCTTATACAGGTGAATTTCGTAAGAATTTTGCTGGAATAGGATACACGTATGATTTAGTAAGGAATGCATTTATTGCTCCTAAACCATTCCCTTCTTGGGTATTAAATGAAACAACTTGCCAATGGCAAGCACCTATTCCATATCCAGAAGGACCAACAGAATATGTGTGGGATGAATCAACTCAACAGTGGGTTCCAATTAGTTAAAAGACTATACCCACATAAAAAGTATTTATTGCTATGGCTATAACAAAACAATATGTAATTCAAGGTAATACCAAACAAGCTGTTGCTGCCAATCAGGAGTTAGATAAATCTATTAATCAGATTGATAATAGTACTAAACAACTTGATAAATCACTTCAACAGATAGATCCAACTACTGAGCAAGCTATTAAGGTAGCTGATGCTAGAGTTAAAAGATTAAATGGTACAATTAGTGTTTTAGGAGGTACAGTAGCTACTGCGGTAGGTGCTTTAGGATTTTTAGGTATTGAAAATGAACAACTTAAAAGTTTTCAACAAGGAGCAGCTAGTATAATTGCATTTACCTCTGGTATTAGAGATCTTATTGATGGTTTTAAAGACATTAATGAGGCAAGACAAGCATTTAAAGAAATACAGAAAACTGCTACTGCATTAGAGGCAGCAGATACCGTAGCAACCTCAGCAAACACAGCAGCTCAAACTGCAAACACAGTAGCGGTTGCAGCGAACGCTTCTGCTACTACAGCTCAAGCAACTGCTACGGCCGCCTCAACAACTGCTAGAGTTACTGAAATTGGTTTAATTAAAGGTCAATCTCTTGTAGTAAGAGCACTTAATACCCTTATACTTACTTTTAATAAAACTTTAGGTGTAGGCACACAAGCAGCAAGAGCAGCAGCACAATCTACGGTGGCATATGGTGCAGGAATTGCTTCATTATTAGGTCCTGCAGGTATAGCAGCTGCAGCAGCCGCTATTACAGTTGGTGCTTTAGCATTACGAGATTTCTTTAAAGCTAGTGAACAGGCAACTCGTGAAATTGAAAATCTAAAGAATCTAAATTTAGAAGCAAATAAAATATTTGCACAACAATCTACTGAGTTAAAAACATTACAAGCAATTGTTAATGATCTTTCATTAAGTGAAAGTACTAGACGAGATGCACTTTTAAAATTAAGAGAGTTAATCCCAGACATTACTGTTAAGGATCTAAAACGTAAAGGAGCATTAGAACAATTAAACAAGGAAATTGAAAAAGAAATTAGTTTAATTGAAAAACGAGCTAGAATACAGGCTGCAGAAACCAAATTACAAGAAACATTCCAAAGACAATTAGAGGTACAATCTGAAATTACTCGTTTAGAGGAAGGTAGATTAACAGCAGGTGAAAAAATTGCATTTAGAACAGTTAAATCACTTCAAAGTGTACTTAGAAACTATAGAACAGAATTATCTGATTTAAAACGAGATCAAGATTTTTACACTAAATTTATTACTGATACTGTAGAACCAGGTGTAATAACAGTTAACAAATCAATCCAAGCCTCTACTAAATCAGTTCAGGAACAAATTGATGCTCTATTAAAGCTAAATTTAGGGTACGAGGAAACTATTAAACGTGTTCGTGCCATTAAAGATGTATCTGATGATGATATTACTAAAGTAATAGAATATTTTTCTGATTTAGCAGCTGAAGCAGCCGAAATTGATCGTATTTTAAATGATATTATTTTTGGCGTAAAAGATTTTGGTACTATTACCGCAGAGGAATTAGAAGAACTTGCTGAATTATGGGCTGAACTAAATGGTGAAGCTGAAAGATATAATTTCCTAAATGAGGAACAATTAGATATTTTACGTAGAATCCGTAATCGTAACAAAGGAGAACTATTCAATCGTTTAGAAGACCTTAGAATACAATACGAAAATGAACTAAAATTATTTGCTGATAATGAGGAATTTAAAAGTCAGCTAACTACAGAATACGAAAAAAATAGAAAGAAGATTCGTAGACAATATGCTCTCGAAACCGCTACTGAGATTGTAGGTATTACTTCACAATTTTTAGGTGTAATTGCTGAAATTAACCAACAATCACTTCAGTTACAATTAGCACAAGCCGCAGGTAATCAAGTTGCTATTGATAGAATTAATGCTGAGGCTCTTGAAAAACAAAAGAAATTACGTATTGCTCAAGTATTAGTTACTACAGCAGAATCTATTTTAAATGGATTTAATGCAACCTCTAATCTACCTGTACCATTTAACTTTATTGCAGGTGGTATATTAGCAGCTGCTTATGGTGCTTTAGGATTTAAAACAATTCAAACTATTAATTCTACTAATTTAGAAGGTGGTGGTTCTACTGGTGGATTCAATAATATTCCTAGCGGAGGATTTGGTAGTATTAATTTACCAGGAGGACCAGGTATTCCTACAGGGGGTTCACAAGGTGCTATTTTGCCAGGTTTAGGTGGAGGTAGAGTTGCAGGAGCACCTACTGTAGGAACAGTTGCAGAAGGTCCTATTCGTGCTTATGTACTTGCCGGTGATGTAGAAAATGGAGTACAAGCAAATATAGCGCTAAACAATCGTCGTCGTTTAGCAGGTTAAACCACAATATGTATTGACACATGAAGATTATTAAATTAGAACTTTTAGAGGATTCTATCCTAGCTGGACTAGATGCTATGGCATTAGTTGAAAAACCAGCTACTGAAGAGGGGTTCTTTGCATTTTCAGCAGAAAAATTTGCCGAAACTTATTCTGATTATCCTGAAGCAGCAGTTGAAGCCGCTAAGCAGGGTATTAAACGTAATGAAGAAACCGGTAATAAATGCGCTACACAAGTAGGTAAAGTTAGAGCACAACAATTAGCCAACCGCGAAGCGGTATCGCTTGATACCGTGAGAAGAATGCGTGCGTTCCTTATTAGACAAAAAGATAATTACGAATTAGCTCGTAGTAGAAAAGACTATACAGCATGTGGTTACATCTCTTATTTACTATGGGGTGGGCCTTCTGCACTTAGTTGGGCTGAGAAAACATTACGTCAGGCAGGTGAAGAATTTGTTAAGGATGAATTCGAAGGATTAGAAGATGCTTGCCAAACAGGATATATTGCTTACGGATTAAAGCGTAAACGCGGTAGATTAGTTCCTAACTGTGTACCAAAACAAAACTTTAAGCAATTATTACTAGAAGATATTATTAAACTTGAATTACAAAAATTAGGAGTAATCAAGGAAGAAGAAATGTCTCTAGAGGTAGGTGCTTTACCTAACTACACAAACGAACCTACTAGTAAATTATTAGTTAATAAAGAAGCAACTTACGGGTTCGCAGCAGTAGATGAACAACAAATCCTAGTAGGACCTGCAATGGTTCCAGGTAAACTAATCCCACGTAAAGATGAGAACGGTGATTTATATTACGTTTACTTTACTAAGGATACAATTAAAAACATAGCCTATAAGGCAATGAAAGATAAAGTGATCGATAGAGTAAACATCGAACACGAACCAGGTAAATTTGTTGATGACGTTTATTTAGTTGAATCTTGGATTGTAAACGATCCTGAAACAGATAAAGCTAGATCATTCGGACTAAATCCAGTAGAAGGTACTTGGATGACAATGTACAAAGTAGATAACCTTGATGTTTGGGAAGGATACGTTAAGCCAGGATTGGTACGTGGTTTCTCAATTGAGGGTTTCTTTAGTGAAGAACTTATTAAATCATAAATTATGCCAATAGATAGAAATCCAGGTGAAGGTAGAGACGAGTTTTTAACTCGTTGCATTGCCACAGAAGTAGGTGCTGGTAAACCACAAGACCAAGCAGCAGCTATTTGCTACACCAAATTAAAGAAAGTGAATATGCAAGAGGAAGCTCCTGCTATTCCGCAAGAAGAAATCGATTACTGTATGAAAATGCTTAGAGGTCAAAATCCATCTTACGTGGGAGCTGGCGCACTAAAAATTTGTATTGCGAGATTAACCGTAGCTAAAGAAGCTCAAGGTTAAAAATCGATTTACACCCGTATTAACTATATGTATCGATATATGTTAATGTACATTAACCTTAATAATTAAAAAATCCCATGACATCAAACGAACTAAAAGCACTTGTCAAGGAATATTTTAACCTTACCGAAGTTAAATTTGGCGAACTATTCGACGAGAACAAAGCATTCAAAATTGTATTTGAAGGCGATACTCTCGAATTAGGCATGCCAGTTAAAGTAGTAACTACTGACGGCCAAGAAATGGACGCTCCAGATGGTTTCCACAAACTTGAGAACGGTATGGTAATCAAAACAGAAGGATCTAAAGTCGTAGAAATTACTGAAGCTTCACAAATGGAAGAAATGCCAGAAGAAGAAGTAGAAACTCTAGACGGCGGTAAAGTGATCGAAGATGTTAAGATGGCCGAGGTTAAACTTCCAGTAGAACAATTCCCTGTAGAAGTACAGAGAGGTGCTGAATACGAGAAAGCAATGCCACAGCAAATGGAAAGCGAAGAAGACGTAATGTCTGAAAGATCTATTGTTGAAGCAGTAGCTAAAGCAGTAGCTGAAGAACTCGTAGACATGAAAAAAGAAATGGCAAAAATGAAGGAAAAGATGGAGAAAATGTCCGCTGAACCTGCTGCCGAAAAAACCCTTCCTACAGCAAAGAAATTTGCTTTGGAAAGTAATGTAGCTACTCCAGCCAATGTAGAGCGCTATGAAATGATGAAATCATTAATGAAAACCAAAAAATCTAAATAAACATGAGCTTAAACGTATCAGCCCTATCGGATTTTAACAACCAGATTGCTGGTGAGTTAGTCCTTAAAATGGTATACGGTGGTAGCACTATCGAGTACGTAACAGTACAAGAGGGTGTTAAATACCAAGAGCCAATCAATCTATTCGAAGTATCTTTGTACATCAACAACGGTACTTGTGTTAGCACTGCATCTGGTTCAGCCACCTTTACTCAACGTAACATCACAGTATGTCCACGTACCTCTTTCGACGCTATCTGTTTGAAAGATCTTGACAAAAAGTACCTAGGTATCTCTTCACTTGAGCGTGGCTCATACAACGAGACTTGGGCACTTGCAAACGCTTACTCTGAGCTATTGGTTAACCAATTCCAGAAAGCTAACGACCAATTCCTTTGGTTACAACAGTCTGGTTCAGCTTCTACCTACGGTGGAACATGTGAAGCAGGTGGTCTTAAGTACATCATCACCGGTTCAACTTCAGGTGTTGTAGTTCCTAACGGATTCACTGGTTCTTTCGCTACTAACACTCTTACTAAGATGGATGCCGCTATTGCTGGTCTTTCTTCTGACGTAGCTGACCGCGACGACCTTACTTTCTTCATGAGCGTAGCTAACTTCCGTACTTACGTAGCTGCTCTTCGTACTGCTAACAACTTCTACTTCGATCCTTCTAGCATCACTAACCGTGGTGGTATCTTGGAAATGGCTTATCCATTCCAGCCAGGTATTAAGGTAGTTGGTACTGTAGGTCTACAAGGTACTGACCGTGTAGTTCTCGGACCAGCCAAGCAAATCGTTGTAGGTACTGACCTATTGAGCGACTTCTCTGAATTCCAACTTTGGTACGATATCAATACTGACACTCTTCGTCACCGTATCTCTACTAAATTGGGTGTGAACATCGCTTACCCTGAGTTCTGGGTATCTAACGACCAGGCCTAATCAATACAAGTTTGAGGGGGGCTGAATAAGCCCCCTAAAAACAATTCACTAATAAAAAAACAAAAACCAATATTATGGCATGTGATATAACTTCAGGATTTACCCTTGGTTGCCGCGATAACGTAGGCTCTATCAAGCAAATCTACATCTTATCTGGTTCTGTTACTAGCGTTACTGACGCAAGTGAAGGATTGATTAGCAACATTTCAGGTAGTGGCACTTTCTATACATTCGAACTATTCCGTGAGACTTCAGATTACAGTGAAAACGTAACTGTTGCTCCTGAGAATGGAACTGTTGTATACGAGGGTACGGTGAACGCCGTATTCTTTAAGATGCAGACCTCAACTCGCAATCAAATCAAAGTATTAGCTCAAAATCCTAACATCAAAATGATTGTTGAAACTAATAACGTAGGTACCACTTCACAATACGTTTACGTAGGTGAAGAATACGGTGCCCAGTTATTAACTTCAGCAGGAGGTACAGGTACCTTGTTTGGTGACAGAAATGGCTACACTTTAACCTTCAGCAGTAGAGAACCAAATCCAGCTAGCTTCATTTCAGCCTCTAACGAGACTCAATTGTTAGCTACACTTTCAGGAATTACAATTTCCTAAAAATAAAAACCAAAGAAAGGGGTTACGTACGCGTAACCCCTACTTTGGTATTTTTACAATATGCTACAGCTTAATAAATCCCAGGCAGTTAACACCATTGCATTCTATCCGAACATTTTACCAGTTTCGGGTAGTGGTGTATTACTTGAATTTACTCAATCATACAGTAACACAGTTACAGGCAGTATTCAAGCAAATGTAATTTCTAATCCAGCAAATACACCTTGGGTTGTAGCCCAATTTAGTGGTTCAGTACTACCCAGTGCTTCTGGTCAATATTCGTTTTATATTTACGAATTAGAACAAGCGGTAGCTATTTGGAATTTAGATGTTGACCAATGGCAAGCAGCAAATACTATTTGGAACGAAGCTTCGGGCTCTAATTTAGGAGATTTAATTAGTGAAGAACGTGCTATCATATCTGGCAGCGACGTAACCCCGATAACCGAGTATGTATCACCGAACGAAAATGCTAGATACAAAGTTTACCTAGGTTAATATGGAAAAACAATTTAAGTTTCAAACACTAAATAAGGTAGAATCAGACCGTCAATTCCCTACAGAGAAATCAATGAAGGGATTTATTCAGTATGGTTTATATAATGACTTCCCTGAGTACCTTATTTATCTGTTTAACAATTCAGCTATTAACAACACCGCAATTCACGCAACAGTAGAAGCAATTGTAGGTGAAGGATTGGTTTGTGACCAATCTCACTTGTTAGATGAGGCAAACAATGAGGGAGAATCATGGAATGATATCTTTAAAAAAATAGCCCTCGATTATAAATTATATGGTGGGTTCGCTCTTGAAGTAATATGGTCAAAAGACCGTTCAAGAATCGCTGAAGTTTACCACGTTGATTTTTCTTGGCTACGCGCTAAGGAAAAAAATGAGCGCGGTAAAATACCGGGATATTACATTAGCGATGAGTGGGCTGAAAAGTACCGCTTTGGTGGAACTGGTGGTTTATACAATCAGGCTGCCTCAACTGGACTAATTCCAGATCTACCATTCTTACCTGTATTTAATGCTAAGAAAAAAGACGCAGAACCAAAACAAATTTTTGTTTATAACCCTTACCGTCCTGGTCAGCGTTATTATCCTCTCCCATATTATTTTAATTAGCAAGGTCTAGGTCCTGGGTAAAAAATATCACTACCATAAGGCATAAATGAATAACGTGAGTCAGCCATTCTTAAACCGGCTGCCATAGCTCCACCTGCGTG